CGTACTCTAATGCTTCATCTCTGTTATAGAAATTACCATCAGCATCGACAAATCCTTTTTCTATTATCTCCCCTTTGCTATCATCCATAGCAGCAAAATGTAAATCTCCTTTTTTCCCTTTTGATATTCCGCCTTCATATTTAATAGCTACTACTAAATCATCCCGAATTATTTCCTTATATAAACTATCAAGGTCTGGGTCAACATTGCCCATCTTATATTTCTTCTTTCCTAATTTCTCGGCAATCTCTGTTGTCCATCCTGTGCCAAGCGCACCGCCATCTGTTCTTCTTATTACTACTTCACCATTTGGTCTGGCTGATGTGATGTAATTATCATCTAGTAATCCTGCCGCCTTCTTAACATCATCTGCCTCCATGTTTTTAAAGATAACAGCATTTGCATTTGCTCTGGTATGTTTTGTGTTAATTAAATCAGGAATAACTCTTGTCGCTCCTGCGGCATCTTGTCCTAGCTCTCTGCCTAGTGATGTTGCGTAATCTACAAATGGTTTGTTGCCTAATAAACCACCGCGTACATTTTTCATTCTCTCTAAAAATACGGGATTATGCTCCATGTTTCCTAAAGTGTTTTGCCAAGCACCTTGCCCTATATCATAAGGGGTATCACCGCCGCCTACTTTAGCACGGGCAGTTTCAAATCTTTTTATTGATAAAGGGTCATCAAGTGGTGCGCCTAGAAACCTTGCGCCTTCTCCTGTAGTTGTCGCAACCTCAGTACCAAGAACAGGTTGACGGAATGGTCTTTGGACTGTTCTGTTTAATTGATTATATAATTTATGTGCATCAGGGTGACCTAGTAATCCGAAACCACCATATCCTAGTGCTGCGCCACCAAGCCCCCACTTTAATGCGTCTTCGAGTCTCTCCCCTTCCCCTGCTCGTAATCCACCTTCGATTGCGCCGTAGCCACCAGAGCCTAAACCCCATTGTTGCGCTCTGGTTAGTTTTGGTAAATTCCCTGCGCCAAGCAATCCAAGTTTCATTAACATGAGCGAACTTCCAAGCTCAGTAGCAAATGCCTCTTCAGGAAAAGCTCTATAGTAATCTTCGTATTGTTTTTCTGCGTCTTTTTTTATATCTCGGTAATTTTTTTTAGTTCTCTCCCATGACCTTGAACTTGGGTCTTGTAAATATTGTAATCCTGCCCCAACGCCACCTCGCAATTCATCAATACCACCAAGTGTCCATCCTGACCCTGCGGCATTTAATCTGTCAAGCCAACGGTTGCCTGTATAGCTATCAGTAATTTGCTCTTGTGGTGTTCTCCAATCGTACTGCATTATATAAACCCATCATCCAGACTTTCAAACTGACCCATGCTTTCAAGTAATCCACCTGCTCCGCCGATAGGTAATGCAACTGAGTGTAGTGGTGCTTTTTTGTTTATAAAATCACTTAAAACTTTTTTCTGTGTTTTACCTGTGTTCTTCGCAGTAAGTGCAATCCTGTCATTAAACATCTGCATAAATAATCGTGGGTCAGCAACGCCTGTGTTAAACGCATCGCCCATCCACAAAGATGACTGCCATTGTGCAGGGTCAACACCAAGCTCTGTTCCTTGCGCTGCATTAAAATCTTCTAAATATCTATAGTGAGCAGGTGACGCTTTATCTCCGCCCCAACCTAGACTTCTCATGTTATGCATATCTACTGTGGCAGGTTGCAGATTGCCTAATAAATTTGCCTCAAATCTGGATGTTTTCGGAGCATATAGAGAATCTAACAAGCCACCTTGCTGTGCCAATCTAAGACTAGGCATTTGTGTTTTATGCGTAAAGTGACCATAACCTTTCGGTAAGTCTGGTGCTAAAAGAGAGGCTTCTGGATTAGCATAAAAATAAGATGCTCTCTTAATATTCTGTGGCACTTTTGTTTGTGGTGATGTTGCGCCTAAATATTTTGCAAATTCACCAAATGCCTTGTTGCCTTTTGCTTCACCAAGCTCATCTATAAAGGCAAGCCTTAGTGGTTCGGTGTTATACCAATGCTCACCGCCTACCTCTAAGCCCTGCTCTGCTATTCTGTTCAACCTATTTATATTACTTGGCTGCCACAGCTTATCTATTTTGTCTTGTGTTACCTGCTCAACACCTCTTACAGGTTTTAATCTGGGTAAAGTTTCCTGTGTAATATTTGGGTTCCAAGGCGGTAGCTTCCCAATGTTTTCTGTAAGAAGAGGCGGTGTACCAAAATCTGTTTTTGTTCTGCTGAGAGCTTTAATTAATTGGGCTACGTTCACTAAATTCCCCTTTGCTGCATGATGTATTGCATCAATTGCCGTTTAAACATCTCCTGTTGTTGTGGGGGCATTTGTTGTAGTAGCATTTGTATCGCTTGTGCATCTGACATTTGCGGTGCTTGAGGCGGCACAACATTAACACCAATATCAGCACCTAGCTGTGGTTGCATTCTTTGCATTTGTCTTGGGTCTATTGGTGGTCTTCCGTACATTTAAAATTGCCTCATATAATTTAACATCCACGACATATCTTCTTCGCGCCCATACGGGTCTATTGGTTTTGGTGTCATTTGTCCACTTAACAAACCGCCTAGCATGGGAGCTTCAAAACCAAATGAATCTGGTGCGCCTGTTCGTTGGTTCCAGAGCAATCCGAGGTTTGGCATTCTCGCTGTGAATTTGCCGCCACCATATTCAAAACCTCTAGTTCCGCTTGATTGATCACCACCCCATTCTTCTGGGTAATCAACGTGCTGTCTTACAAGATTAAATCTTGGCTCGCCTCTGAAACTAAAGTTTTCATTACCAACAGCAAGGCTAGGAATAACCTCTGCTTGGAGTAAATCACTTTTAATGCGTGGGTGTGGTTGGTCTGTTCTGTAATCTACATTTGCAGTACCACCTGCCTGAATAAAATTTTTCTTCTTTCGCTTTGAAAGATTACGCAGATACTGCCTTAGTTCTTCTCCTTCCACTTATGCACTCGCAGCAAATACTTCAACAGTTACCGCATCACCAATTGGTCTGACCTGTAGTGATGCAACATCAAGCATAGTTCCGAAGCTCGGTGATGTGTCCTCTTCAGCCAACATCAAAACAGATGGGCTGCCTAGCACATGAGATTGTCCTGCCGCTAGTGTTACCTGATAATTTCCATCTGCTCCACCTGCGGCGTTAACAACAGCTAACTCAACACCATTTGCGCTATCTAAATTTGTAACACGAATATACTTACAATCCTGTGCGTCAATAGCTCCTGCTGATGTACTGGTAGCTGCTGCAAATGTAGCAATTGTGGTTGTTGCGCTTGTAGGGCAGGTTACCGTTCTCTTCATCACCTCATCAATACTTGCAACGGTGAATGAGTTTGTGCCGCCCTGTTCTCTGCTGTTTAATGAAACAGACTCGGTTAATGTTACAGTTAGTGTTGCCATCTTATCCTCGGTCAAATTTCCTTGTGTTATTAAATATTTTCTCAAGCTGAATGTCAGCAACCTTACCATTGTCAATCATTGACTTGATAGCAAACTCAAGCCCAACAAATAACTGCTTGCACCTGACAATATCCTGAATCTTATCTACTTCGGTAACAGGCATATTGAGTAACCTTGTATCCAAGGTCTGCTCTACCTTTTCAAATATTTCTTTCAGCAACGGATTGTCTTTAAGTTCGGCCGCCGCGATACCTTTACGTTTATCTTCTTCGTATTTATCCAAGCTCTGTACCTATCCCCTCTTTTCCGATGTCGGCGTTATAGCCCTCGATTAATGCTTTTACTTCAGCCTGCATGATGGCAATGTTCTTTTTGTTTTCTTCTTTCATAGACTCAATCATTACCTTAACCTGCATATCATTATTATCCTGAGAAGCCTTTGCCTGCATTTCCTGAATCTTTAATTGTGATTTCAGTTTCTCAATTTCCATTGCAGCCTGCGCTTTAACTCCTTCTGCTTCGGCTAGTGGATTAGGTTGTTGTTTAGCCTGCTCTGCACGTTGTGCCGTTTCCTGTTGAAATTGTGCATACTCTTGTGAGTCTGGGTCTAATACCCAACGTGATGGATTAAGATAACCCATTGACTCAACAATATCGGTGAATGTGTTGTAGGCGTTTTGCGGAGATACCAATCCTGCCTCTGCAAGTTTTTCCTGTAGCGATGCAATCACCATTGCGTTTTGCTTTTGTTCTTCTTTATTGCCTGTGCCTAATCCAACCTTAACGCTTAAATCATCGCGCTCCTGCCATTCCCTTGGGTCAACAGTAACGTACTCGCCCCGAAGGTTTACAATTTCCTGAACATCCTGATGCTTTCTTAAAACCATGTGAACCTTTGAAACTAAATCCTTGACACCAATCTCAGCAAACATTCTCGCTATAAATTGGAGCTTGGAATTAGCCTGCTTTAGATTCTGCATATAAGCAGCTTTAGTTGTGTTCTGTAATGCGTCTGGGTCTAGCCCTGTCATCTGTGGCTTAACGCCTGTTCGCTGCCCTCTGATTGAATCCCAATAATCAATAGCAGGCAGAACGTGTTGCAGCACAGCAGGTTTTTCAATGACTCTGGCTGAACCACCAACATCCTCTAACCCCTCGATACGTTTTACGCCAAGCGGTCTTGATACTAAAAAGTCATCGAGATTAACGCGCTCATTAACGAGATATTCCTGATTAACTAAACCATAAAGATTATCGAGGAACTGCCTTAGTAGAACTGTTTTGATTTCTTGTAGGTCGGCAACATCATCGTCCATAGATTCGCCGATGTGTCTGTGTGGAATTTTCTTTGGGGTGAGATAGGAAAATGGGATGTGATCAACTTCTTGGTTCCACTCATCGCCTTCTGGGATTTGTTCGCCAACAATAATAATTCTTCTTAGCTCTGCCTTGTCATCGTCATCGTAATCAACTCTGGCGTAGCACTCGCGGTATTCAACATACTGCATTGATTGGTCTATTGCATCGTACTGCTCTGACTCTGAATCAATCGGGTCTCTTGCGTTTTCTTCTTCGCCTGAGCCATAAGACGAACCTGCCAGATTGTTAACAAAATCTGCATCCATACCCATTTCAATGAGCATTGTTCTGGACAATTTAGTTTTATGTTCGATGTAATCTGCTTCATTGAGATTGCCGCGACACGCCTTGGAGATTCTTATTTCTTCTGGCGGTACACACTCAATTGCGACTCTGCCCTTGGTGTCTCTGATTCTCAACTCAATGTCATAGAAGGTTGCCTCAACGGGCATCCCCTCGGACACAACAATTGTCTCGGTGTATTCTGCCTGCGATATAACCTCTGCCATATCGCCTAACTTCATAAGTAGGATACTCACTTCATCGGATGTTAAACCTTCGTATTTTTCTATTGTGATTTTGTCGTTTTCTTTCCAATAAGTTTTAACGTATCCGTTTTTCAATAACAATGCGTCTTTGAACCAATCATGCAATATCTCCCACCCATTGTTCTGGGTCATAATAACGTGATTGATGTAATCCGATTCCTGTTCGGCAGCAGCTTCGTCTTCCTGAGTGCGCGGAATAAATTCAGCGATGTTGCCTGATGCTAGAAATACATCCATTAATTCAGGTATCGCCCAATCAACAACCTCGGCAAGGTCTCTTGAAATTACTGCGCTTCTGCCCTCGATTTCGTCACCCATAGGTCTGCCGTAATATCTATCAAAGGCACTCGCCCTCTGGGTAGTTAGCTCGGAATCTTCCGAACCTATCGAACCATCTGACAGCGAGTTAAGTCTTCCAAGTAATTCTTCTCTATCCATCTTTCATTTCCATTATTATTGGCATCACTTCATCCATAGTCCAACCCTGCCCAAGTAAACCTTCTTCAACATTCTTTAGTGCAAATGACCTCGGCATTGAAATACTCTGCGCTTTAAAAACACGCTGTGCATATTCACGAATATCCGTGCCGTTTTCTGATGCTTTCATCGTTGAAAAATCAACACCTGATGCCTTCATTTCTTCGAGACTAGGTTTTTCTTTTTTAGTAACTTTCTTTTTCGCCATGTTTAAACTCCCCTATGTGACAAATGTTAAATCTGGTTTTAATTCTCTCATAAATTTCTTCTCTCTGTCTCTGACCATTGCAGGGAATAGCTCTGCCATTGCCCAGATTAATGCGTCTGCTCTGTTTGGTGATTTAGTGCCAATGTATCCTGTCGTTGTGAAAGATAATAATTCCTCTTCAAGTTCGGGGTACTCGCCGATAAATCTTATTTTTCCCTTTTCATGTAGAGCCGAAATTGGCTCCGCCCTCACGACTTTCCCCCTTGATGCGGTGACACTCTTATAAAAGGTGTTAGGTCTGGCGGTCTGAATAACGTGTTCAACCATTGCGCCACCGAAATTCTTTTCAGCAACAACACAATCTGCCTTGTGTCTGTCGAATGCTGAAGCAACAACATTGCCCCAGACTGATGGCGAATCTTTAATTGTTAGGTCTTCTAGTAGGTAGGCATTACCATCTGTTCCAAGCGCAGCGACTACGATACCAATTGCATCGCCGTCTGAATATTCATCATCAACGCCTGACGGGTCAACACCAACAACAACGCGCTGATAATCTGGCACCTTGTCGGTGTTAGTAATGCGCCACTTCTCAAGTGTCTCTAATTGCCACAGAGAGTTTTCATTAATATCACCAAACGAACCTTCAGAGAATCGCAACCTCAATCTAATAGGCAGCGCATCCAATTCATCAAGATAATCCTGAGACAGATTAGCGAGATTGTCGCATGGGTTCATCTGGAGTGAACCATAGTTATCTGGCTCAATTGAAGTCTGACCATCTGGGTCTTTCTTCAGGATGAATAGCTTATAAGTCCAATGTGCCTTTGATGGTGGATTGCAATCGTAGTAAAACTTTAGCCTGAGTTTCTTATCGTTAACAAATGTCTTTTGCGCTAATCGTGTTATTGCTAGGTTCCGTGATGAATAAGGTATTTGCGAACACTCATTGAGATACAATGTCGCATACTCCTGCCCCAGAATCTTTTCTGTGCGTTCCTTATCATCGAGACCACCGAACCATATTGTTGCGTTGTTCGGAAACTCGACAAACCAATCTGTCTTATCAATATTGTAGCTAATGTCAGGAAAGCATAACCGCATTACCTTCGGAAAGGTATCGTGAACAATAGATGCCTTAACGTGATTGAACCTGAACCGAAGTATCGCGTGTCTTGATTCAGGCGATGCTAGTGCGCGAATAATAACTGCTCGCACTAAAACAAATGTCTTGCCTGAACGTGAACCACCAAACAGCATAAGATGTTTTGCGTCACCGCCAATTAATCTTATTGCTTCGTGTTGCTTGTTTGTTAAGTCAAAGGACACTCGAATCCTCATGGCTGATGTTAACTACCATCGAACCAGAGTGTTCTGTTTCAATCTTGTCGCGCCAACCAAAGTTATTCTTCAGGTTAAAGATACAGCCCGTTGGATTATTGTGAAACAATCTCTGCTCAATTGCAGCCTCGACTCTCAGCTTTGCCTTTTTTATAGTGTCAGAAAAGTCATCCTTATTCTGGTACTCAATTAAACCTTGTCTTGTTAAATCAAGAGCAAGCGCAAGCCCTGTAATAGTAGGATACTCTTCTTTACTAATACAGTCTTCAAAGTATTGGTCTATCTTTTTCTGAATGTCCTTTGGTGTTTTATATTTTACTGGTCTTCCTGTCTTCATAATTTAATACCGCCCGTTTAAACAGTCTGGGTAGGTTGAAATAGTAGGGCGGTAAAAAGGGGAGTGCTTTCACTCATCTGAGTAGGAGAGAGTGACTCATTTTAATTAGCTTACCGCCCAATATCATAAAAAAACCACCCGAAGGTGGTCTTATTTTTTAGTTAGCTATAACAGCATAACGAATAGTAGCAAATATATTATAGATTCTGCAATATATTTTTAATACTTTTCGTTCCAACCATTCTGGTCGGTATCTTTGACCGAGTGAATCTCGCTACCGTTGTGAAAGTCTCGGAAGATTTTAACAGCCCCATCCTCAGAGGTGCTGTAGATCACCTTGGTAATATCTTTACTGCTTCTATGCTTACCTTTGATAATGTAAGTTTTGTAACTGCGATTCCAGATAATGACTTTTACCAAGCCAACTAATGCGAGTGCCAGAATCCACGACAAGTGTCCGCCCCAATATGCGCTCATGGGTTATACCTCTCTACGTTAATTTTATACCATCCTTCAGCAGATTCTTTAGCAGCGTCTGCGGTTTTGATACCGTAGTGAGTAAAGACATCAACTTCCTTGCCATCAGAATAAACATTGAAGGTTGCCGAACCATTCCACTTAATAGTAACGCCGCTTTCAAATTCAAACGCCACTACGCTTGGCACTTCTCTTAACCTTACGCCTTCTGCGTCATTGCTATATGCCAAATCAAAATGAGTAATCATATTAATCTCCTTACTAATGAATAGTCGGTTGTGTTGGTGGTTGGCAATGTCC